TTGAGAAATCGAATCCAATAGTATCTCCTGTTAGTGTAATGGGTGAAGTAACTGCAAGATTTGTATCTTCGCTTATATCGATTGAGTTTCCTCCGCTCAATAATCCTGCTGCTGAATTCTTTACGAATCCTGCACTTGACATATTTGCGATAGTTACATCTCCTGTCGTGAATTCATAACCACCAGTAGGTGTTCCAAACAGCATCTTATCTGTTGCTCTGACGTATTCAATATATGCGCCATTCGTCATATCTGCATTGCTCCAAGTTAGTCTTGGATCTGCATCTGCTCCCCTTAAATAAAGATAATCTTTGATACTTCCTATATCATCTGTTGCTCCTTCGTTTGTCATCACTATCTCTGTTGAAGAAATTGTTCCGCCACCTATGAAATTCCTTTTGACTAATTCAAAGGTTGCATTATCTCCAAGGTCTATCTTGAATCCTCCACCAAAGATACTGCCTGCTCCCATATCGAGATTGTCATCTGCTGTCCGAGGTTCGATTGTTGTTCCGTCTCTTTTCCAGATAGTAACTCCTGCAAGGTCCCATCCTGTTCCGTTCCAGACTATATCGTCTCCTGCTTCAAAACTCTGGCCAGTATTTGTCTTAGTTGGATCGTCATCAGTTACATCGGCAGTGATCTTATACCACCATCCGCTCTGAACCTCTGCACTCGTTGGAAAATCAGAATTAACATTGATCTCTCCCTTGTATTGAAATGGTGAATCTAAATCAGAAATATCAGCGATCTTATGGCTATGTAGAAGTGGTTCACTTAATAATTTATCATATCTTACTCCCGCCATTTTTCATTTTAACTATATGTATAGGTTGCTCGATCATCCCAGACAAATTCAAACCTGTCTGACTTAGATGGCCATGCTATTGTAGTAACGTTGCCACTTACACTGATTTTTTGTATGCTCCAAACTTCTGCGCTTGTAGCACTTCCTCTTGCGGCTTTCCCTACATAACACTCCGTATCAGATACTTCATCCACTAATGTTGTGAATTTGTCTTCATCAATCGTTACCATCTGTCCCTCCGAATGATTCCTCTTCTGGCATTATCTCAACTTCATCCTCCCCTTCTACTACCTCTTTTTCTTCATAAATATCTACTGCTTTGATTAAGTTTTGCCTGTCTGCGAAGTATCTCTCTACGAACATGATATTCTCTTCTTGATTATCTGACTTGATCACTTCGCATTTGATATTGAAGTGTCCATCTGTTGTATAAAGGATCCAGTGTGTATCTGTCTCTTTAACATAGATTGTCTCAGTATTAAAATATCTTACATGAAATGTCTGCCAATCAATTGCTACTATCATTCGTCCTCCTCATCATCTTCATCATAGATTACTCCGTTTTCAACTCTCATCTTCCCTCACGAACCTTCCGCTACCATCTCTGGGGATTTTATGTCCTTTCATATGTATATTTTGAGTCATCATTTTTAAGTTTCCAATCCTATTGTCTTGTTTGTCTCCGTTGATATGGTGGATGACATATCCTCTTGGAATCCTACAATTATGTTTTTCCCATACAACATGGTGCTCTTTTCTCCATCCTTTTTCTGTATATATGATAACATATCCATCCTTATCGATTTTTTTTGTCGGATTTCCATTCAAATTTCTTAACCTTGTCCTTTGCCTAAGTGCCTCATTTGCACTTTGTGTTATTTTCTTTCTATCTCTTGTACCATCAGCATATTGTTTTTTCATTGCTTTACTGATATTTCTTCTTTGTTCTTCACTCAGTTTTTGTCCTTTGCTTCCCATAATGTATCACCTGGATACTTATGGTTTTTCAACTTTTTAAAACCATCTATTCTACATTATCTTCACGAACAAACCTTAATGTAGAACGACAATTCGGGNGAAATGGTGGTGCTTGCGCACTGTATGTTTTGTTCTTAACTTTCACGATAAATTCTTTATCCAATGATATCGCCTGGCTCTTTTCTCCATACTTCTTGTTTTCTGCCTTACAGATCGGACTTGTCCTATTGTCCATGATCACATCAAGATATTTTTTTAATTTAAGGTTGCTTTGTACTGCTCCATCGAGTTGTCCTGCATTGTTGGCCCTTAACTTCTCGGTACGCAGTACCATCTTCATCCTGTTGTTGTATTTTGAGTCTTTGAATACTGTCTTCACTCTTTTCTTTAATTGACTCACTGACTCTTTGTTCATGATCCCTCTCGATAGTTCGCCCCTTAGATTATTGCCTATTTCGTCTGTTGCTGCCTCTAAGTTATCGAAGACATAATTGTTTAAGAATTTGATTTCAGTATCATTTGACACGAAGTTCATGTTAAACTTGACTTCAGCTGCTTCTAAGCCCTTATGATATTGAGATGTTATAAAATTGCTGATCTTATCTCTGAATGGTTCGAGGTTGATAACTTTTAGAATCTTATTTACTATCATGTCTATAATATTTTTTGTCTCTGGATTCATTTTCATAATTCATTTTCTGGGATTGAATCTAATGCTCGCTCTAAGTCGTCGCCTACTGTATCAATCAATTCATCGATCTCTTTTAGTGGATTTGGAACTTTCTCTGCCTTCTCTTCTGGCCCATTATCCTCCTCGTCCTCATCTTTTGATTTCTCAGGGCCTTTTGATTCGGATTCATTGGTTTTTTGGGTTTCAGTATTTTGATTTTCTTCGTTGCCCATGGCCATATCTATCTCTTTCTTTTTTGCTTCGTCTTTTTGCTTAGTTAACTCATTAATATCTATTCCCAGTTCTACTGCTACCATCTCGGGAGTCTTGATTCCCATCCTTATTTCCTGTTCAAGAATATCATGTTTGATCTTGTCATCACTTTCATCATAAGTATCGAATACAAACTCTACAGGCACATCTCCAAAGTCTGGCATATCTTTTCCTTTTACAAAAAACTCTGGCACGATTTGTGTATTAATATGATAAGCCAATACATCTAATATTGGTTTGATCGCTTTTCTTTTGAAGATCTGTGATTGTGTTTCTCCTACTGCCCTATTACTCTGCTCAGTGTATCCCATTTCATCTGCATTAACTCCATAACACATCCACAATACTTTGGTGAACCATTGCTGCTGCGATATGACTTCCATCTCTTTTGATGTTAGTTGAAATGGTGTGAACCTGACTTCTGCGCTTGATAAAGGAAATTTAAAGAATCTTTTTCTTTTGCGGCCCAATGAATCTTTAAACCTAAACTGACTCTCAAAGTTATCCCTAAATTGTTTGATCTGATCAGGTTGAGCTCCAAGTAATTGAATGACTCCTTCTGGCATGTTGTTGTTTGTGTAATAATCCAGATTAAAGTCTATTCCATAAATAAGATTTAGTATGACTTCAGTAAGAACTTGTATTGGACTCCTTCCATAGATTGAGTCTGATCTTGGATTTTGCATAATATAAACTATCTCTCGCTTTCCGAATGGCACTGGCATGGATCCTGCTGTCCATCCATATTGGAAATATGCTGCATTCTGCCTATAAAGAACATTGTAATGCTTTATCATCTGTTGCTGAGTTGGATTCGGTGATCCTCCAATATCTATTCCAACCCCTGTGAACCCATCTGGAAGTGGCGGCACAAAGTCTGCCTTCCCCCCAATATATCCATAGATATCAGGGTTCTTTAAGAAAGTCCCTCCATCTCTTGAGAAAATCTGCAACATCTTGCCTTGAGTATTAAATACCTTAACTATTACACCGCTATCTATTTCAAGTATGTCTGTTACAACCTGTCTTAGAATATGCTCAAAACTCTCTTCATTCCCATTTGGATTATCGAAGAATCTTGTGATCTCTTTTAATTTTTCAGAATAATCTTGACCTTCATTAAATTCGTCCTTGACTTGAATGTTCCAGTCTATTGTAGTGACTTCATCCGTTAGTGTCTTGATCACTGAGAAAATATAAGGGTTCTTAGAAAGTTCCCTAAACTGAGGAAGATTGACCTTCCTGGGCATCCCATATGGTGGTTTGTATAAAAAATTAGGTATATATGCCTTGAAGATACCATCTTCTGTGGTCTCACGTGTAGCGAGTCCAGTTACAACTTCTTGTGCTTTTGTGATAAATTTTTGGATCCATGCCATAAGTATGAGCCTCCCTTAGGGGATAAGGGAGGAGAGATGACAAATGAAAACCGCTAAGTAGTCTTTGTCAATTCTATCCTTATCTCCTTTCTTTATAAAACCAACGATTATTTTGGTTTAAGGGCCTTTTCAAGTTCTTCTCTTTCTTTGCTCCATCCCTCTAATTCCTTCTTAACATAGTCCAGGCTCTTTATGGTTGTCTTCTTCTGCTCTAATTTTTGAAGGTATTGATTGAGTATCAACATCTCTTTCTTTGTTGCTTTGCTTCCTTTATCAATCGCTTTCTTCATGTGTTGGATCATCTGCTCTGGAATCTGATCTACATTGACATCCTTCAAATTATCCAAGTTCATCTGCATCCCTTTCTGCTGCTCTTTGAATGTATTGATTTTGTCATTAAAAAACTTCTGTAACACTGGAATCTTATCCTTATCTATTATCTGATAAGTGATCTGATTCATCTTCCCAAGTTTCATGTTTTTCTTAGGATCCTTTTGATCTATTGGGAGAAATATCTCTCCGTCTGTTTTTATTGTTACATGAAGTGTTCCGTCTTTCTGTATCTCGAACTTTTTTGTTTCAGTCATTTGGCCCCACCTGGTGTCTTAGTTTCTTTTGGTGCTTTCTTCTCATCCTTCTCTTTGTCTTTTGATATATCCTTCATCAATTCCATCTCTATTGTCTTAATCGCTACCTGATACACATTGTGTTCCTGTAACGTTACTTTTTGGTTTGCCAAGACTTGCTTGACCACATTCATTGCTTCTTGTACTTTCATTTTCTTTTCCTCCTGGTACTTTTTAATTCGAGTGCTGCTATCCTGTCTTCCAATTCACTCTGTTTATCTATTATGTTATCAAATGTTCTTAACATAATAAGTATAGCTTTTCTTATAT